CCTTCAACTTACCAACGAAGCCTTCCCAACTTCCCGAACCCAACGCCATGCCTGCTTGGAAGAGGTCAACAAACGGTTGGACCAGTGGCATAACCAATGCGTCCCACGATTCTTTGAGCGTCTCAACAAAACCAGTGAAGTTGCCGGTCAGTAGTTGAAATGCTCCTGTGAAAAGCAATTGAAATCCTTCAACCAAAGGACCCATTGTGGCATCCCACAGGACTTGGAAAACACCGACTGTTCCCTCCCATAGCGCAACGAGTAAATCAAACGCTCCTCCAAAAATTAGCGTTACCATGTCAACAATTGATTGGAAAGCATTGACAGCAAATTCTTTTGTTGCCTCCCAAAGAGGTGTGATGTTTTCACCCCACCAATCCTTGAAACCTTGCCATTTTTCTCTTACAAAATCAACTGCCCCACCAAGAGCGCCTGTAATGGCGGAACCAATGCCAGCCATCATACCCCCCAAACTGCTGAGAAGACCGCTCAAACCACCAGCACTGCTGGTTAAACTTTGTAAAGCGATAGTCAAACCGGCCAGTGCTACCATCAAAAATCCTCCATTTCAAGCCACGAGTAGTCAAGCGTGACAGTCTCTTGTCCGCCGCTGTTTGCTTGCTGGCGTTGCCGCTTCATTTCCTTTTCCTCTTGTTTGCGCCCAACCAAGGCCCAAGTGAGTGATTGTTGGAATGTCTCGGATGTCATTTCATGCACCTCTTTGAGTGATATTCCATAGTGCTTTGCGACAACATACGCCCACAATTCCATTTGTAGTCCGATGTCCTCGGGGCTGGCGACGGTCTTCCGACTGAGGAAAGTCTCAATCACTGAGCGCCGCCGCTCGTAAAATCCCCCTGCAACATCTGCCCCACTTGGTCCGGCGATGGCAAAATGGCAGCGATTTGCCGCCCAATGCTCCCCTTCAGTTCAAGCATTTCAGCCGTTGAGAGTTCGGGGTTGGTACGAGTCACCCAGTGAGTGAACGCATACTTCCAGTAGGATTCAAGGTCAAGGGACATTTCACCGTCTTTGCCAATCGTAAGGAGTTCTTGCGCTGAGCGTTGAACATCAAAGAATGTGATGTCCCGAACCCACACTTCAATGACGACATCGGGGTCGCCGGGGTCAACGGGTATCTCATGCTTCTGTTCGTTCTTCTGCCTCAGTATCTGTGTTTTGTCCTTCAGTACGGTCATGGTTGTCCACCTCGGTCACTGCCGCTTCTTCAGCGGGAGCGTCCGGCTCTTCCTCAGCAGCCGCCTCAGCGGGGGCTTCGGTCGTAGCCGTGGGCTCGGTGATTCCCTCATCGTCACGCTTGAGGCGGAGTGCTACCTCGGCCTTCGTTCCGTAGTAGGGGAGCCCTCTACTTTTGCACTCCTCTCGGAGTTCCTTGAGTGTCATGGAGTCGTAAGTAAGTTCGGCGGGGAACTCCTCACTGTTTGGAATACTTTCGGTCTCTTCACTTTCAGTTCTATAGATTTCTTGTGATTCCGCTTTAAATACCTCTTTTGCGCTTGCAGAAAGCACGGCTTCCTCAATCAACTCCCTGTTTCGCAGACCTGCGGCTCGCAGTGCATCGGTTTCAGTCAAGTCCATGGCGTTAGCGAACCATGTCGCATAATCCTCGGGACTCTTTCTTCGGTAGTGATAGACTCGTTGTGCAGGCGTCAGCATACTTTTTCACCTCAGCAGTGGAACAGGGTATCGGTTGAAATCACACGAATTGACTTTGGCATGACCTTGAGCGGTGCTCGGATTGGGCCCTTGTCTTCGGGGATGGGGAGAGGAGCCTCGGTAATCACATAGTCGTCAAGGTAGAAGTCCAGCGTTTCACGGGGGTTAGCACTGCCTTGCTTGGTGAAGGACAGGCGAATCATGTTGCCAGTGGTGGCGCTGAAGTCCACGGCTCGGCGCATTTTGTGGTAGAACACGGGGTCGTCAACGATAATCTCCATGTCCATCATGTACTCGGTCTTGCCTTCAA